CTGAAGTAGGCGCGTGGGACGGAACATCTTCCGGCGGCGCTACTGGCCGCGGCCGCTTCGGTGGATCGGCACATCCGGTGGTCTCGGCGGCCAAACGGTCACCCCGTCGGCGATCGCGTCGGCGGAGGCGGTCGGCACCGCCCAGCTCAACCTCCAGATAGTCGCGTCTGCGATCGCGTCCCTCGAAGCGTTCGGGACGGCGAAGCTCAATCTGACGATCAGCGGCGCGGGAGCGATCGCGAGCGCCGAAGCCTTCGGCGCCGCGCAGCTGAACCTGACGATCTTCCCCGGAGCGACGGCAAGCGCGGAAGCCTTCGGCACGGCGATCATGGTTTCTGGAAACGTCGACGTCGTGCCCACGGGGATCGTCACGGCGGAAGCGTTCGGAACGCCGCAGCTGAACTTGACGATCTTCCCGGCGGGCATTGCGAGCGCGGAGGCGTTCGGATCACCGACCCTCGTGCCTGGCAACGTCGACATCGTTCCGACAGGGATCGCCACGCTCGAGGCGTTCGGGACCGCTCAGCTCAACCTCACGGTCTTCCCCACCGCGCTAGCCTCGGCCGAGGCGTTCGGGACGGCATCAATCGGGCAGCTCGTCGTGCCGTCCGGCATCGCTACGGCCGAGGCGTTCGGCACCGCGCAGCTGAACTTGACGATCGTCCCGGCGGGCACTGCGAGCGCGGAGGCGTTCGGATCCCCGACCCTCGTGCCTGGCAACGTCGACATCGTTCCCACCGGCATCGCGTCGGCGGAAGCCTTCGGCTCGGCGAAGCTGAACCTCACGCTCTTCCCTTCTGCGATTGCCTCCCTCGAAGCCTTCGGGTCGGCGACCATGGTCCCGGGAAACGTCAACGTGATCCCGACCGCGATCGCGTCCGCCGAAGCCTTCGGCACGGCCTTCGTGTCCGTGCTGATCTCGCCAACCGGGATCGCGAGCGCGGAAGTGTTCGGCACCGCTCAGCTCGACTTGACCATCTTCCCTTCGGCGACCGCGACGGCGGAGGTGTTCGGCACCGCGAAGCTGAACCTGACGATCGTCCCGACAGGGATCGCAACCGCGGAGGCGTTCGGCGCCGCCTTCGTGTCCGTGGTGATCTCGCCAGCCGGGATCGCGAGCGCGGAAGTGTTCGGGACGGCCGTGATCGTTCCCGGGGGCGTCACCGTGATCCCGTCGGCGATCGCGACGGCGGAGGCGTTCGGGACGCCGAAGCTCAACCTGAAGGTCGAGCCCTCGGCGATCACGTCGCTCGAGGCGTTCGGAACTCCGCGGCTCGATCTCACAATCTTCCCTTCGGCGACGGCGAGCGCGGAGGCGTTCGGGTCCGCTCAGCTGAACCTGACGATCTTCCCGACCGCGCTGGCATCGGCGGAGGTGTTCGGGTCGCCGACGCTGTCGGTCGGGTTCACGATCATCGCGGCCGCGATCGCGAGCGCGGAAGCCTTCGGCACCGCGAAGCTCAACCTCGAAGTTCTACCCTCCGCGATCGCGAGCGCCGAATCCTTCGGTACCGCGTCGGTGTCCGTCCTGATTTCTCCCACGGGGATCGCGACGCTCGAAGCGTTCGGGTCCGCGACGCTGGTCCCGGGCGGCGTGACGGTCATACCGTCGGCGATCGCGAGCGCGGAAGCGTTCGGTACCGCGAAGCTCAACCTCGAGATTCTGCCGGGTGCCATCGCGACGGCGGAAGCGTTCGGGACGCCCGTCGTCGTGGCGGGGAACGTGACGATCGTGCCGACCGGGATCGCGACGCTCGAGGCGTTCGGGGCGGCGACGGTCCTCCCTGGCGGAGTCACGATCGTGCCGAGCGCGGTCGCGAGCGCCGAAGCCTTCGGCGCCGCTCAGCTCAACCTGACCGTCTTCCCCGCGGGGATCGCGTCCCTCGAAGCGTTCGGGGCTCCGCAGCTCGATCTCACGATCTTCCCCGCCGGCGTCGCCTCGCTCGAGGCGTTCGGCGCGACGATCGTCACGGGTGGGCTCGTCGTCTTCGTCGGGTCGGTCGGCGGAGAGCTGATTGCCATCACGTCGGTCGGCGGCGACACACGGCATCTCGTGATCTCGAATTGAGCGATCAATGGCAGTAAATAAAATCCTGGTCAACAAGACCAGCACAGCGGCGGACACCAGCGAGTCCGGATTCACCGACGTCGTCGGGCTCTTTGAAGCGTCCGTTACGGTCCAGGACTCGTCGAGCGTGATCCTCATGATCGCGAGCGGCGCGATGGACCAGGGCGACGCGACCGACCGAGGTGCGGACTTCCGTTTCGCGGTGGATGACACGCTCGAAGGTCCAGAGATCAGCCGCTTCGGGTCCGATGCTGTAGACGAAGGCTGCGGTTTCTCGATCTGCTGGGCGCTCACGGGGCTGAGCGGTTCCCACAAGTTTGCTCTCCAATGGCGAACACGCAGCGCGGCTGCGTCTATGGACACAGGGCGGACGCGCAGCTTCCAGGTGATCGAGATCGTTGACGCAACGATCCTTGTTAACAAAACGTCCACGGCTACGGACACGGCAGCGGCAGGATTCACCGACATCGTTGGTCTGACCGACACCCAAACCGTCGCCGGCACCGGGAGCATTCTCCTGCTGCTCGGCAACATGTCGTATGACGACGGCGGGACGGAGAATATGGCCGCGTTCCGTTTCACGATCGCGGGCGCGCACCAGGGGCCGGAGCTAACCGCATGGGCAGACGGCACAGACGAAATATGCGGGCAGTCCATGTTGTGGATGCACACGGGCATCTCCGGCTCGACCGCGTTCGCGTTCCAGTGGGACGAAATCGACGCCACTGGAGGCGCCGTCACTGCGGACACCACTAGGGTTCGTTCCTTCCAGGTCATCGAGATCACCGCCAACGCGAATCTACCGACGAACATCACGAGCCAGGCGGCGGACGCGCTCACGGGCTCCTATACCGACGTCGTCGGTCTGGTCGACACGACGGTCGACGTTGACGCGGCCAGTAGCATCCTTCTGTTCGCTGCGGGCGTTCAGCAAGTCATCCAAGGGGACACGTCGGGCGTCTACCGAATTTTCGAGGGCGGGACCGGGGAGGGGCCGGAGACTTACGTCTTCAACGACAAGACTACGGGAGGGTGCGGGCATAGCGTCTACTGGGCGGTCGAGGGCAAGTCCGCCGGCAATCACTCATTCTCACTTCGGGGCGCGAACACTTCCGGCACGGTGGACCTGGCGACCGACCGTAACCGATCCCTGTGCATTCTTGAGCTGTTGGCTTCGAGTGCGCAGACGATCTCTCCCACCGCGATCGCGACGCTCGAGGCGTTCGGGACGACGAAGCTCAACCTCGAAATCGAACCGACGGCGATCGCGACGGCGGAGTCCCACGGGTCCGCGAAGGTCAACCTACAGGTCGACCCGTCTGCCATCGCGGGAGCGGAGGCGTTCGGATCGACGACGCTTCTCACAGGAAACGTTGACGTCTCACCAGGGGCCATCGGATCCGCGGAAGCGTTCGGAACGACTCAGCTCAACCTGGAACTTCTCCCGGCCGGGGTAGGGTCCGCGGAGGTATTCGGCGCGGCGAAGATCAACCTCCAAATCGAGCCGGGTGCGGTTGGATCCCTGGAAACGTTCGGGGCGACGGTCGTCGTTGGGAATGCCACGGTGAGCCCGTCGGCGATCCCGACGGGCGAATTGCTTGGGACTCCGAAGCTAAACCTACAGGTCGCCCCGGGCGCGATCGCGAGCGCGGAAGCGTTCGGGACCGCTCAGCTCAATCTGACGATCTTCCCGGGCGCGACGGACACGGCGGAGGCGTTCGGGACGGCGGTCGTCCTGGCGGGGCCCGTGACGGTCACACCGGGAGCGATCGCGTCGGGCGAAGTGTTCGGGGCTCCGACGCTGACCCTCGGCTTTACGATCACTCCGAGCGCGATCGCATCGCTCGAGGCGTTCGGCACCGCTCAGCTCAACCTGACGTTGTCCCCGTCGGCGATCGCGTCGCTCGAAGCGGTGGGAACGGCGGCGCTCAATCTGACGATCTTCCCCGGGGCGACAGGGTCCGCGGAGGCGTTTGGCACGGCCGTGCTCGTCCCCGGGGGGGTGACGATCACTCCCTCGCCTGTCGGGTCGGCGGAGGCGTTCGGAACAGCTCAACTCAATCTCGGGATCCTTCCAGCTTCGATCGTCACCGCGGAAGCGTTCGGCGCTGCGACGCTGACCCTGGGCGTCGTAACGATTTCACCGGTGGCGATTCCGTCGCTGGAGATTTTCGGGACGGCGGCAGTCGCCACCGCGCTGACATTCGTCGAATCGATCGACGGTGAGCTGTTGGCAATCCCAGCGGTTGGCGGTAACCTGTCACACGTGACCTCGACCGGTGGATCGCTGGCGGCGATCCTCACGATCGGAGGAACAGTTATGGTGGTGCCTGATGGCGGCTGATCTCCAAATCCTCCCGGTCAAAGTCGACATCATCGTCCCGTGGAAAAGCCAGCTCATCTTCGAGGCGCATCTGACCGACAAAGACGGCGTCGACATCGACATCACGCTCGACGACGTCGTGCTGACGGTGAAAGAAAAGCTCACGTCGGCGGTGGCGCTGTTCTCGATCGGGAACGGTCCCGGCTCGCCTGGCTCCCACGTGACTCCCTTGCAGGGGCGCACGCGGTTCACGATCACCGAAGCGCAATCCACGCCACCAGCGTCCGCGACAGACAAGGCGATTTCCTGGAGATATGAGATCCGTCGAGTGATCAATCCTCTCGCGACGCCGAACGGATTCCCGTGGTTCGAGGGACGGTTCACGCTGCGCGCGGTCGTGGGGCTGTAGATCACAGAAAGCTGACGGTAGACCGCGCCGGGAGGGCCGCCCCGGCGGAAGGAGAGAGAGATGCGACGCCGAGAGACGACGGTCCCGTGATGGCGGCCAAAAAGAAACGGCCAGCTAAGAAACGCTCACGCGCGCCCGGCATGACAGCGGCGCACGAATTCGAAATCGAGAAGCGGCGGACGCTCGTCGAGCAGTTCTATCTCAAGGGTGCCAGCCAGCGCGAGATCGTCCACCGGATTCGACGGCTCGACTTCGATGGCCTGCGACATGTCAGTCAGCAGACGGTGTGCCGTGACATCCTTGCAATCCGGGAAGAGTGGAAAGAACAGCGGATCCTCGATTTCGACTTCGAACAGGAGCGGAACCTCCGCGGATACGATCAACTCGCGGACGAAGCCTGGCGGGCGTGGGAAGTTTCGAAGGGCGTTCGGAAGGTTTCGACGAGGGAGGTCGTAAAGGATGCGGCAGGTAAGCCCTCGAAGGAGAAGACCACGAATCGCGAGGAGCCGCTCCCGGGCGATTCGCGGTTTCTCGACGTCGTTCGCGATTGCTTGAAGGGTCGCGAGGCGGTCCTCGGCCTTCATGCGCCGAAGACGAAGAACCTCCGAATCGAGGAGCTGAAGCGGCGACTCGCGGCGGTCCTCTCGACGGATCCGGATCAGCTCCCAGAATGAAGCCGTTGACGCTGGAGTTCCTTGGGTCGGTGGCGCTGATGCTGGCGATGTACGGGCTTGAGCGCGGTCAAGGTATCCCTGAGGGGGAGGCGCGTAGACTCGCATGTAAGTACGGCCTTACCTTTGCGGCAGCGATCCGGAAGGAGGAGCGGCGCGCAGCGCGCAGCGCGCGCGGTGTCTCGCTATCTGAATGAAGGGCCGCATGTCGCGGGACGAGCTGTTCGTCGAGATTCAAAAGCAGCCGCCCGAGAAAATGGCGATCGCGGGAAGTCTCGCCCTGGACATCTTCGGCGAGACGTCGCGGGCTCCAGCTGGAGCGTTCCGTGATGCGGCGCAGCGGCGAGCGTTCGCGGGAGATCCGTGGAAATACACGACCGACATTCTAGGTTGGACGCTCACGCCACAGCAGGAAAGGGTTCTCGAGGTCGTGGAGTCGTCAACCCGCGTTCTCGTTCCGTCGGCGAACAACGTCGGAAAGACCTGGTTCGGCGCGCTCTATGCGGTCTATAGGTTCGACGCGGTCGCAGCGCTGCCGGACCCGGAGGCGGGGCTCGAGGAACAGGGCGCGCGGATCCTGCTCCCGGGTCCGTCGCACGACGCGGTCAGGCACACGATTTACGCGAAGATCCTGACGCACGCCGCGAGGGCGGAGAAACGTGGCTTCGTCATGCCGGGGTATCGCTCGGAACGGTCCGTCTATTGGCAGGTCCGCCCGGAGTGGAACATGGAAGTCCTGTCGCCTCCGAAGAAACGAGGCCAGGCGGTCGCACACACCGCGAGCGGGCGGCATCACGCGAACATGGTCGCGATCGTGGAGGAAGGCCAGGGGGTCGTCGAGCCGATCTGGCTCGCGGTTGAGGGGATGTGCTCGGGACATGGGAACATCATTTTTTCGATCTTCAATCCCACCGAGTCGAGAGGCCCGGCCTATGCGCGCGTCAAGGACGGCGGCTGGCGTGTCGTTCACCTGGACGCATTCGCGCATCCGAACGTGCGATCACGTGCGATCGTAGTCGGCGGTGGCGCCGTCTCGTTCTCTGGCGTCGACGAACGTGTCCGGCTCCAGTGCCGGAACCGTGGACCGTATCCGAAGACGAAGCCAGACCCCGGTAGGAACGACTTCGTCTATGCACTTCCGCCCTGGAAGGACGGCGCGCCAGACCCGACACCCGGAGCGCGGAAGGACAAAAAGCGAGGGAGCCCGAAGGGGAGGCTTCGCGTCTTTCGGCCGAACGGAACTTTCGAGGCGCAAGTCCTTGGGCAATTCCCGACAGCGTCCGACGTCTCGCTGTTTCAGCGGTCCGCGTGGGAAGCGGCGGTCGAGCGATGGAAAGCGTCGACGGATCCAGCGGAGCCGCCGGATATCGTCGGATGCGATCCGGCGCGCGAGGGCGCTGACGATACGATGCTCGCGCCACGGTGGGGGCCAGGCGCGGAGGAACTGCTACGGGCGCACGCGGAGGCGGAAAAGGAAAGCGAAGCGGCAGTCCAACGGGTCCGGGCGCGCCGAGCGCGAATCGGCGAGCTGGTCATGATTCCGAAGGGTGACGGCCCGTCGACGGCGAGGGGGACCGCGGCGGCGTTCCCGGCGTCTCCAGTCAACGTCGACGAGGGCGGCGTGGGAGCCTCGACGCTCGATCACCTGTTTCGTGTCCTCGAGCATGACGCGGTCGGCGTCTCGTTTTCCGCGAGTCCGCCGCAGCCCGTACCGGGCGAGCCGTGGTCGGAGAACCTCCGGACGGCGATGTACGTCCGGGCGTCGATGGCAGTCAACCTCGGGCTGTGCGATGTCCCTCCCGACCCCGACCTCCGAGAGGAATGCTTCGCCGTCGAGGTCATCATGAAATCCCGTGTTGCCCAGACTTTGAAGGGGCGAGAGTGGATCAAGGACCGCGTCGATTCCGTGCTCCTGATTCCGAAAGAGCAGATCATTGCGCTCATCGGAAGGTCTCCAGATCGCTCGGACGCCTTCGTGCTATCGTTGCTTCAGCCGGAGCGGGATCGCGACGTCGGCGGAATTACTGCGATCGTCACTCCGCGCCGACTGTGAGGGATCGATGCCGCCGCGAAACGTGACCAGTCGGATCGACATCCCGGAGGTTTCGAAGGAGGAGGGAACGCTCTTCGAGATTGGCGTCTCTGGTCTGTCCGGGCGCACGAGTGGGAAGATCACCGAAGACTCGGCGAACGAACTCATCGGGATCGCCGGCGTCCGCAAGTTTCAAGAGATGGCGGAGAACAGCGCGATCGCCGGCGCGGGCCTCAGGATTTACAAGCTACTGCTGGAGCAAGTCTCCTATACCGTGGTCCCGCGGGACGATTCTCAACTCGCTGCGCGAATCGCGGAATTCGTCGAAGGCGCGCTAGACGACATGTCCCAGTCGAAGGATCAGGTGCTCGAGGAATCGCGGACCATGCTGGACTATGGCTGGGCCTGGCACGAGATCGTCTTCAAGCTGCGCCGCGGAATGAAGCCAGGTGCGATCGTCGACGATGCGGGGAACGAGATCCGACTCCCACGATCGAAGTTTTCGGATGGTCTGATCGGTTGGCGAAAGATGCCACTTCGCGGACAGGACACCCTGTCCCGATGGGAGATCGATCCCGCGGGTGGCATTCAAGCCATGTGGCAAAACACGCAGGAATATGGCGAGGTCCGAATCCCGATCGAGCGCGCGAGCCTGTTCCGAACGTCGATCGTCAAGAACAACCCCGAGGGGAAATCTCTGCTCCGCCAAGCGTGGATCAACTGGCGATACCTGAAGCGCTTCATGGAAGTCGAAGCGATCGGCGTCTATCGCGATTTGAACGGCATCCCGGTCGGGACGGCGCCGGCGGACGTCATGGCGGCGAACGCGACGGGCGCGAAGAAAGATCAGCGCAAGGCGTTCGAGGCCCTCGTCGCGGGATTGCACGCGGGCGACGAAGCCTCTTTTGTCAAGCCGGCCGGCACCGACGCAAACGGCAATCCACATTGGAACCTCGAGCTATTGAAGAACGAGGGAACGAAAAACTTCGACACGAACGCGATCATCACCCGTTACGAACTGCGGATCGCGACCTCGATGCTGACGGCGTTCCTGATGTTGGGGCAGTCGAGGACGGGCGCGCGAGCCGTGTCAGAGGATCACTCCGATCTGCTGCTCATGGCGCTGAATGCGCTCGCGGTGCGAACGGCGTCGGTCTTCGAGAGCTTCACGTTTCCGCGGCTAGTTCAGCTAAACGGATTCCCTGTGGAGCTGTCCCCGAAGTATGAGGCGGCGAAGGTCAAGCGGGCGCCGAAGGCGAAGGAAGTCGCGGACATGCTCAAGACGCTCAGCGATACCGGCTTCCCAGTCGACACGATTCCGATCCTTGAACAGGTGTTGACGGACGCGGACCTCCCGACGAAAGGGATCGACGACCCCAAGGCCGAGGAGCTGTAGCCGGTGGGTTACAGCTCGATCCCGCCGCCCCCGCCGCCCCCGCCGCCCGCTCCCGCGCGACCTCGCCCGGGTCGAATCTGCCGGGGCTGCGGGGCGGCCACGTGTCGACCGAGCTGCCACTATTGCGGGCGGCCCGGGTGAGGGTCTCCTGTCGACGCATGACATGGAAGCGGACGCGGAAGATCCGAATCGCGAAGGTCAAGTCGGAGACGTTCTTGCGCCGGCGGAATTCCATCGCGGCGGAATTCACGCCGGAACTCGAGAAGCTCTGGCGTGAGCTGGTGAGGGCGACGGGCGGACAGATCGATTCGACGTTACTCAGGAATTCGATCGCGGAAGGGAACCTACTCGCGGCCGACCTGGCGGTCCCATTCGAACAGCTCCTCGAGTCCTTCTACCGGCCACGGATGTCAACGACCCTGTCCGACATCTTTCGCGCGACGGGGACGGCGACGGTCCGCCTGGTTGGTCGCGACCTCGGTCTACCCGGGTCGGCGTTGACGTTCGATCCCACGACGGACGCGGTCCAGCGCTATATCAAGAACGAAGTCGGCCGACTGATCGTCGAGGTTGGATCAACCAAACGCGCGGTGGTCAAGGGGTTCATTCAGGAAGCGGGGCGGCGCGGGCTCAACATCGCGCAGACGGCGGCGTTGATCGAGGAGTCGCGAGTCTTCGGCTTGACGTCGCAGGACTCGCGCGCGGTCCTCAACTTCGGGACCCGGCTGCGTCGCGAAGGGGTCGATGAGAGCGCCGTTCTGATCCTCATGGATCGACGCGCGCGAAAGAAGGAAAAGCAACGCGCAGAGCGGATCGCGCGGACGGAGCTTGTCCGGACGTTCTCCGTGGGGGAGCAGGAGGGGTGGGCGCAGATGGCCGCCCTGGGAACGCTCGGCCCGGAGGCGCGACAGCAGTGGCTCACCATCGAGCCGTGCGAGATTTGCGCCCCGCTCGACGGCGTGGTCGTCCCCCTCGGCGAGCTGTTCTA